TACCAAATGCAAACATATCATAACAAGCAAGTATTTTCTTAAACTTAGTATCATAATGCTCACAGGCAAATATGGCATCTATACGGTGCTGGAAACTCATAACAACATCGTGTCTAAACTTCTCAAACAATAAGATAACAAAATCAGCATCTTCTTTAGATATACCTCTATTTAACCAATGATTCTTTGTAGCTTTGATATAGTCGGAATGCATCGCATACATAGTATCTAACATCATGCTTTTTAACTGATCCATACCTACCAGACTAAAGTCCTTTTCTGCAAACTTCTCGAAATGTTCATCACATATTTCACACTTATACTTTACGAAGTCTTGACACATAGCAGTCTTTGTCGCATCAAAGTTTCCATGTGTGTAGAACTTTAAAAAGTATACTTCTTGCTTTACTCGTTGCAAGGTGTTAAATATATCGTGTGATTTTAAATCTTTAATCTCTGCCCTCTGTTTGTTCCCTATTCTGCTCTTTATATATAGATTTATGTTCTTTCCGAAAAAATAGAACACAGCTATAATAATAAACAGTATAAACAGCAATAGAGGTGGTAGTCCTGACTCAGTTATAAAGCTGAATATTTCCATTAGATATTAGTTTCTTGTTTTTCTACAAAGTTATTTACTAAACACCATTCATATAAATCTCTAGGTGACATACGATAATTTTCTTTAGCACCCCATACCCAAGCCACAAACTCTGAACAGTACATACGCTGTCCTTCGTCTTTTTTCTTTTTCCAACTACCTGTTAAAAGTTCTATCGGTTGCTTAACTATCAATCCCTCGAAATCATATGCAGTATGCCCTACTTTAGAAAGTGCCTTAATTGCTAGTTCTTTTTCGTTGTAATCGTTTATTTGACGATGAACTATGTAATCATATTGGTACTTGTCTTTCCATTCCTTAAACGGCCTTAAATTAACTCCGTCTTTTTGAGCATCTATAATGTAAGGCTGTCCCCAACACTCCACGAAAAGCGCAGAGTGTGAGAACTGAGACCTTGTGAATGCTTTAATAAGTTTAGGAATTAATCTCTTGCCCGAACAATGTAATATGTCGCCTGTCTTAAGCATTTTCAAAAGGATTTGGTTGTGGTTTAGGTTCATAGTCAATTAAAACCATTTGATTAACAATATCAGGATAATCAGTTTTTAAATACTGAAATTCATTAGCTTCCCATTCTTCAACGCTAACTATCCAATTATCATTTATATCTTGAATAGGGTTTAAATAACTACCTTCTAAACCTTTTAGTTGTCTTATATTATCTATATTGACACCTTGTGGTATTTTATACACTTTTATCATACGTTACGGCTTAATGTTGTTTGGAATGCTTGAACTGCTGTGTAGAGTGCTGATGCTTCTGCGTCTGTTAGACCATCACCAAATGATGCGAAAGAACTTTCTCTTGCTGAGTAACCCCAAAAAACACCAAATATTGTAACAGAACCAGAAGTTCCAGTAAAATCACCACCAGTTTGAGAAGCCGAATTTAATAATGTATTATTTTTAAATAATTTAGCGGTTGATGGAAGTGTTGTTGCTAAATAATATCCTAAACTATCTGCTGTTGGAGCAGAAACTATTGATCCTCCAGCAGGAGTAGCATACATAGCACTATTACTATATGGATTTCTTGATTGTAGTACTACACCTTGATTAGAATTAGCTGCTCCCCCAATATCAGGTGCGTTAGGTGTAGAGGCATTAGTTCTCGAATAAAAAGATAAGTGGTTATTCTGATAATTTAATCCGGATGAACTTGTATTAAAATTAAATGCAATTGATCCATAACCATTAACTCCATTCGGTAAAACTCCTGTACTGCTATGTGTAAGACCTCCAGACCAAGTGATTTGATATTGTGCTGAGTTTTTAAGATTGTATGAATGTGATGTTGCAGTTCCACCAACAAATGGATAGATAGCTTTCATCTTAGTCCAGATACCAGCTGATTTTAAATCAAGAACTAACTGATTGACTGCGCTTTTTTGTGTAGTATCAGTTATTCCTGCTGCTGTGAAAAATGTTTGAACATCGGAGTCATAACCCGAAGCAGTCTTACCAGCTAAAGAAAGTAATCCGTAATACATTATGCTTCAGTTAAAGATGCAACCACATCGAATTTATCATCAGTAGAATTATAAATACATCCTACATAAGTGGTCTTAGATATTGTTGTAGTAGTTGGTAACGTAACTCCCAATGCTCTAAATTTCGCACCAAATGTAATTGATCTTGCAGTTCCGTTATCTTTTATTCTGTATATCAATGCTTGTCCTTCTGCAAAAGTACCTGTTGGATTAGCCAAAGTTAACCCTGCTGCCTGTGCTGTAATCTTTACTAAATCATTTGCAGATGTAGCAGTAACAGTTGCAGAACTTGTAATACTTTGAACGTTTGGTGTAGGTTTACCAAATGAACCATCTCCAATCAATGAAACAGATGTATCATTTGGAGCTTTTGGAACGAATCCATGCTTAGACGTGCTTACATCGTTTGTAGTGATGTCTGTAGTTGTCATGTTAGCATCTGTTACCAATGCTTTAATATTCGCCCCTGTTACACTCTTAGAAGTGTATGTACCACCTCCTGCACTTTCCGATATTGCGACAATGTCCGTGTCTGCAATGGTAGCACCTTTTGCGGTTAATTCGCTAAACTTTTTTTCTGCCATTTTTTATTTTTTATCGTTCGTCAATTGTATCTCCCCACCATGTGGTATCGTAAACTTCTCCCCATCCTGCAAGGTCAACACTTGCACTTTGAGTTAATAGAAATTCATCGCTTTCAGTTTCTAATAAAAAGACAGATGACTCATCCTTAAAGTTATCGCCTTCTTCATTAGCTTTTCCGTAGCCAATAAGGTTACTTACTGCTGCTCCCCATCCAATGCTATTTGCCATCTTTAATAGTGCTTAAAAAGATTTGCAACTTAATTATGTTCTCTTGTTTAGGTTTGTATGCCATATTATATAAACCAACCAATGTTATTATTGTTACTATCTGGAAAAACGTCCCCTGCTCCATTTGAGTTGTACTCAGGAAAATCTATACTATTGTTTCCTAAGAAATCAAGTAGTCTCTCTGTGTATTGTTGTGCTAAGATTCTCTCTTTAGATATAAGGCTATCAATTTCTTCTTTGGTAGCTGTATCCGAGTTTTCGCTGTTATGTCTGTAAACGCCTTTATTTGAGATTGTATACGCTATATTAGGTAAAAGTTCAACCATTGCATAATGAATCAAACAAGGCTTCACATAGTCTACTAATAAAGTCTTATAATTAGCATTGCCGACATCATCAACGTCTCCATTAACTACCAATGTCTTCAATTTATTGAATAGCTGTGTTCCCAAGAAATTTTGGATATGAATATCTTGAGACACTTTGATTGAAAACATGAACTTATCAGGATCAAGGTTTCCGTTTAGCGCTGTAAATTTTACTAAGTCGTTACGTGTTATGAGTAGTGCTTCCATGTTTATTTATTGTAATCTGGATGATGTCCGTTGTTTGGCATGTCTATCGGAGCAATTTTACTTTCTTTATTACCTCTTGGTCTTGGTGCGTAAGTCTTAGGAATTGACTCCACTTCATCAGATGAACTCAATGCTTTATCATCTACATATTTACCATCTTTTTTCTTTAGCTTATAAAGAACCTCAGACCAATAATGCGAGCAATTTACACCGCCTTTGAACTTAAATAAATCGTATGCTTGACCTAAATGACCTAATTCTTTATTTACGCCTGCTCTACTTGCCTTATCAATGTCTTCAAGTCTATATACAACACCACTATTTGTACGTGCCATCATTGCCTTGCAGAACTTTCTTGAATTAGGCTTGCTATATCTTTCCGAGTATTGATAACGAACTTTATATACACCTTTATCCAAGTTTGATTCTCTGCTTGGCGCTGACTTAATTACATCGGCTAACTTTTGAAGTACACTTTTCTTAGAGTTTATTACTCCATTTGCCCATTCATCAGTTGAATTATTGTCTGCTTTTACTTCACGCTTACCGATCACTTCCCACTCTTCACCTACAACTTCACCTTCTAAGTCGTTAAGCATTATATCAAGTTCTTCGTCACTTATTTCTGCACTAAGTTGTGCAGGTGCTAAGTCGCTACCTCCTTGCTCTGGTGCTAATCCTACCAATGCACGAATCTCATTAGGTGTCATGGATTCAAGAACTTTGTTGGCAACCAATGGAGAAAGTGAGTTAATACCTTCAATTACTTTAGTTGATTCTTTTAATGTCAAATCTCCTTCTGCATCTAATGGATTAAGACCTTCAAACTTCAAGTCTAAACTTATTCCGTTATAAGCTAAGATTCTATCGAATGCATCAATTAACAACTCTTGAATTGGTTTAATAACCATGTTCTCAAACAAGATAGCCGAGTTTCTAAGTTCATCAGCGTTAGAACTAAAGCCATTTGTTGATGCAATACCAAATAATAAAGGAGATGTAACATTGTGCGCTAACATTAGCTTTCTCATACACTCATCACTTAGGTATTGATATTGTTCAGCAGCATCGTTTAAAGGAATATCGTCAACCGTTGTTTTCTCTGTTTCATTGTTATTGAATGCAACGATAACTTTTTGACCTCGTGATCCTGTCAACTTCCCTAACACCTTTGAACTAATGATTTGTTGTTGTTCTTCACTTGGTACGCCCGAATTGAAGTTAACTACCTTTGTGCCAGAGAAACCATTTTGCACCTCATTTACTAAATAGTCTGCAATTTCTTCTTCAAGTGTGGCATAAGGTAATGCACCTAAATAATCAGGGTAAGCGTAGTACTTCATCCCTACCGAGTAAGGCATAATGTAAAGTATTTCTATCTGTTCCTGTGAGTAACCGAATGCAGGGATTCGTTTAGGTGCATACTTTTTTACATCATTCCAATTGTCCGAGTAGTAATAGCCTTCAATCTCTCCATCCTTATTGCACTTTTCCGCACGAATTAGGTTGACTGGGATATGATATACCTTCTGTATTTTTTTACGGTCTTTAGTGTAGTGTATTTGCATGGCAGCATTACCCAACATCTTGAAGTCCTTAACTACTTTTCGTATATCCTCCTTGTTGAGTAGTGCCATCATTTGAGCATACTCATTAGGCTTTCTTGATGCATCTGTAGCACTTAACCCTTTTCCATAAACTAACCTCGAAATGTTGTTTATAATGGCGTTATTGGTTGGGCTGTTCGTGTATCTGTCTATCAAAAAACTAAAGTAGTCATTCCCAATACCATACTCAACCCATTCGTCACGTTTAGACTCTTGGATCGTTGGCGTTTCATAGGCTGCCAAGTTTAAAATGTGTACGTTACTCATATAATATGAAATCGTTGTTACTTGAATAATTTGTATACTGTCCGCTGTTTACGGAGTAGGTAGGTATAGATTGATTAGTGCAAAAAATCTTGTCCTTAAATAAATCGACTGTGCCGTCTTTAATTACTAAAGAGTAGAATCTATTTTGCACAAGCGTAAAGATCGCTGTAATCGTATCGTAATAGTCCCCCTGTGTACTTGTGAAGGTTGTTATAGTCTGCACATCTCCTGTCTGCTCATCTGTTATGACAAGCGTATCATATCCACCTGCTCGCGGAATGAAATTAATCGTCTGGTTTGATGCACTTGCTTGAAGTATAATCATAACCTATAAACTAAAGGGAGGTATTTTTGTTTCAAAACAAAAGGAGGCATGTACCTCCTTCTCTTACCTAAGTGGAAAAATCTAAAGTGTCGCGTATAAATGTAATAAAAAAAGGGAGTTGTTACACTCCCCTTCTCGATAATTTATTTACTTACTATGAAGTTACTATAGTAGCAGAACTAAACACAGTAGCTAGGCCTGCATCCGTAGAGCAGTTTAAGAAGTTTGCAGGGATATTTTCCATTGCAGTAAATGTTAAAGAATATCCGTTGAAATCACCCATTTGCGTTCCGCTTGAAATAGTACCAGCAGTAACATCTGCACCTCTTTCCAATCCCATTAAGAAATATTGGTTAGAACGTGTTTTTACCACGATATGAGGTCTACCATAAGCAAGCAACTTAACGTTTTTATGCGTTGCAGCATCTTGCTTTTTCAATTGGATAGTTAATACTTGCTCAACAAATGTAGTTCCGTTTTCTCTAGAAGAGTTAATAGTTTGCTCAAAAGAGTTCGCACCTTTCAATTCATACTTGTAAAGTGATGATACACTATTGATGTCATTGATTTGATCCGTATTAGTTACATCATACGTGATGTCCGTTTCTGGGTTGTAGTCCCCATAGTTTACAAAGAAAACTGCATCTAATCCTGAAATGGAATCTTTACAGCTTTCTAGTCTTCCGTTTGCTATATCACAGCTCATGTCTTAAAATTTTAAATGTTTGTATAAAAAAAGGTGGTGTTTATTGCACCACCCTTTCGTTAGTTAGTATAGTTATTAGTTAGCAGAGTTCGTGATCCCGT